GTAATAAAGAAGAAAAACGGCGGCATGGTCAAGAAGGGCTACATGAGCGGCGGTAAAGTTAAAAAAGGTTATATGGGCGGAGGCTGTGTAATGGCAGGCCGCGGCGGTAAGTACAAAGGAGCGATGTAATGCCTGATAGAAAACGAGAAGGTCAAAACTTCAAGTCTCGTACACTTTTAAAAAGAATACAAAAAGAATTAAAAGGTACAAAAGGCTATGATGGCGAGTCCAAATTTGAAAGCGACTTCACCACAATAAAAGGTAAGCGTGTTGAAAAATTAATGTCTCCAAGAAAAGTTGCTAGTGCCGTTGTTGCTGGATTTGATGCAGCTAAAAGAAAAGCTACAGGGCAAGAAAGCCGCAAGTCTTTATTATTAAAAGAAAAAAAGCTAAAGCATATGATTGATGACTTAAAAGCTATTGATAGCAAGGTCTATGTTACTGACGAAGGTGAAAAAGACAGTAGGGGTAGGGCTGTTAAAGAAGGGTCAAGACAGTTTGATACAAGAACAAATGCTTCTCCGCAAACAATTAAAAAATCTAGACGCAGTGAGCGCGAAAGATTTATGAATGGCGGCTGTGTAATGGCAGGGCGCGGCGTTAGAAAAACAAAGATGGGTTAATTAAATGGCAACATCAGGAACCAGAGACTTCAATCTCGATATCGCAGAGATAATCGAGGAAGCATACGAGAGGTGTGGACTAGAAGTTCGCACTGGCTACGATGCCAAAACAGCACGTCGTTCTCTGAACTTGATGTTTGCTGAATGGGCTAACCGTGGTTTAAACCTGTGGACAGTGAAATCTGGCACAATAACTTTAACTCAAGGGCAGGCGACAGAGACGTTAAATTCCGACGTTGTTGATCTGTTAGACGTAGTATTACGACGTAACGGCACAGACTACGAAGTCGAACGTATCAGTCGTGGAGATTACGTTACGCTGCCGAATAAGACGACCCAGGGTAGACCTAGTCAGTATTGGTTGAATAGACAAATTTCACCTGTAATTAATATATGGGCGGTACCAGAGAACTCAACTGATCAGTTGATCTACTATTACGTTCGCAGAATTGAAGACGCAGGTGCTTTGATTAATGATTCAGACTTACCGTTTAGGTTCTTCCCTTGTATGGCCGCAGGATTAGCGTACTATATTGCTATGAAACGTGCGCCAGAGCGTATCCAGATCCTAAAATCTGTGTATGAGGAAGAGTTCCAACGCGCCGCAGATGAAGATGAAGACAGAGTTTCTTTGAAACTGCAACCAGGAAGTGGTTATTTGAGGGTCTAATGGCATACGCTAATGGGAAAAAAGCATGGGGAATATCTGATCGGTCAGGCCGACGATACCGTTTGCATGAGATGAAGGTGGAATGGACTGGTGCCAAAGTAGGACCAGACGAATATGATCCAAAGCAACCTCAACTCAACCCACCAAAAGTAGGACCAGATCCCCAGGCTCTTAGAGATCCTCGTCCTGAGTCTGATTTGGAAGCACAAAGAAACATACAATGGGGCTGGAGCCCTGTTGGATTTAACGGTGATGAAGCCTTAACGCCCAACGCTCTTCGTGGTAACGGAGATGTAGGCACTGTAACGGTGATTATAACATGAGTTTTACATACGATCAGCTAAAGCAAGCTATTCAAGACTATACTGAAAACTCCGAAACGAGTTTCGTGGCAAATCTTCCCTTGTTTATACGAGCGGCAGAAGAGCGTATATTAAAGAACGTACAGCTAGACTTGTTTCGCCGTAATCAAACGGCTGCACTTACACAAGCAAACCCGTATTTGAATTGTCCAAGTGACTTCTTAGCTCCGTTTTCTTTGAGCTATACCTTGAATAATGAAAAGACGTTTGTGGAATTTAAGGATGTATCTTTTGTACAGACGTATTCTCCGAACGCCACTACCCAGGGTTTACCTAAGTATTACGCACAATTTGATGTAGATAACTTCCTTGTTGGTCCAACACCTAACGCAAACCTTGATGTTGAGCTACACTACCTGTATCGTCCCACTAGCATAACAGCGGGCGCAGGCGGAGGAACTACTTGGATTAGTACCAACGGTGAGTTAGCATTGTTATACGGTTCGCTTGTAGAAGCGTACATATTTATGAAGGGCGAAGCTGACGTCATGCAACAGTACAATCAACGCTTTGGAGAAGCTATGATTGGTCTGAAGATGTTAGGTGAAGCTAAAGAAACCACTCAAGAATATAGAGTTGGTAAAGTTATAAGGCCGAAAACGTAATGTTTAAACTAGATTTCAATATGCCGGATCAACCGATGGTGTCTGTACAGACTACAGAGAACCGTGGGTTTTCACCGGAAGAAGTAGCGGAGCGTTGTGTGTCTAAACTAATCAGCGTTTCAGATGGTGCACATCCTGCTATCAGAGATCAGGCACTGGCCTACAAAGAGCACATGGAAAAGGTTGTTTCATTTTATATGAGAGAAGCTATTCGCAGCGACCGTACAACTGTGTATAATGCCCTAAAAGATTCGGGAAACCCCGAACTAGCTGACGCGATAAGGAGACTATAATATGGCGATAACTCAAGCAATGTGTACGTCCTTCAAGCAGGAACTTCTGCAAGGCCAACACAATTTTACCAATGGTGGTAGTACTTTTAAATTAGCTCTGTTTACAAGCAGTGCAAGTTTAGGTGCTGCAACAACAGCTTATTCAACCTCGAACGAAGCTTCGGGCACTGGGTATACTGCGGGCGGAGCGGCGTTGACAAACGTTACACCGACAACAAGCGGAACAACAGCGTTCTGTGATTTCAACGATCTGACATTTAGCTCTGCATCTATCACTGCTAACGGTGCGATGATCTACAACACCACAACAGGTGGTGGATCGAACACTACAGACTCTTGTATTATCCTAGCATTTGGTGCGGACAAGACGGCGACTAACGGTGATTTTACTATTCAGTTCCCAACAGCGGATGCTTCAAACGCGATCATTCGCATCGCGTAAGGAGTAGCCTCCGATGGTAGACATCACAGGCTGGGGCAGAGGTACATGGTCTGAAGGACCCTGGGATTCCGCTATTCCTGTGACAGTCACGGGGGTAGCCGGAACTGGTGCCGTTGGCTCAGTTGGCATCGTTGCGGAAGCTAATATCCCAGTAACGGGAACGGTCGCCACGAGTGGTGTCGGATCAGTTACAGTATCTGCGGATGCGAATGTAGGGGTAACAGGCTTACAAGCGGCAGGAAGCGTCGGCACAGTTAGCGTCACTGCTGACGCTGTTGTTTTACCTACGGGCATTGCCGCTACAGGCGGTGTCGGATCAGTGGTTGTTATTGCGGAGGCACTCGTTCTACCTACAGGGGTAGCCGGAACTGGTGCATTAGGGACTGTCGTAGTCACCGCAAACGCTGATGTTGATGTCACGGGTTCTACTGGAACCGGTGAAACAGGGACTGTAATAGTCGCTGCGGAAGCAAATGTCCCTGTATCGGGACTGGTAGGAACGAGTGGTGTCGGATCTGTAGAGGTCTTAGCCAACAGTGTCGTTGAAATACCTACTGGTGTAGCCGGAACAGGAGCAGTTGGATCGGTTGTAGTAGCCGCAGACTCCATTGTTTTACCTACTGGAGTAGCCGGAACAGGCGAGATTGGCGACGTAGAAGTCGGTATTCGTGTAGATGTTCCAGTTACAGGGTTGGAAAGTACGGGAAATGTTGGTACTGTAACCGTAGTCGCGGAAGCAAATGTCTCAATTACAGGCGTTTCTGCAACTGGTGGTACCGGAACTGTGTTTGTTTGGAGCCAAATAGACCCGAACCAGACACCAGGTTGGAATGGAATAACACCGTCGCAAACACCCGGTTGGGACGAAATCACACCGTCGCAGTCCCCTGGTTGGACAGAAGTAGCGGCATAGGAGAAACAGATGGCGAGTACATACACTAGCGCAAACGGCATTGAGTTGATCGCCACAGGTGAACAATCGGGTGCTTGGGGCGACACAACAAACGTTAACCTTCAGATTATCGACAGGATCCTTACTGGGGTTGGAACGATTACTTTGTCTGGTACGACGCACACCCTAACAACTACAGACGGTACATTATCGGATGGTATGTATAAGGTCCTGGTTTTAGGAGGATCTCCTTCTGGTACGAACACTATAACGATTGCACCAAACAATGCACAAAAGACATACATGGTGTACAACAACTCTGGTCAATCAGCTGTATTTTCACAGGGATCAGGAGCTAACGTTACAGTAGCCAACGGGGATACAAAACTAATTTACACAGATGGTGCGGGTTCCGGAGCCGCAGTATTTGATTTCACTGCTAATTTAGCAATGTCGTCAGTAAACATTACAGGCGGCGTAATTTCTGGTATAACAGACTTAGCGGTTGCGGATGGAGGCACTGGTGCTTCTAACGTTGCAGGCGCACAAGCAAACTTAGAAGTAGACCCTGCTGGCACGGCAGTGGCTTTGGCAATTGCGTTGGGTTAGGATAGACAATGGCAAACACGTTTAAAAGAAAACTTTCACGGACTGTTGGTACTTCGCTTACTTCGGTAGGCAGCTACACTGTCCCCTCATCAACAGCTACAACGGTTATCGGATTGACGGTATCGAACGTTACAGCCTCCCAGGTTTTGATTACAGCGGTGGTAAACGACGGATCAAACGACACACATTTAATTAAAGATGCCCCAGTTCCAAGTGGCGGTTCTATAGTTATTGTTGGCGGAGATCAAAAAGTAGTGTTAGAAACGGCAGATAGTGTTAAGGTAAGTTCGAACACTGCAAGTTCTGTTGACGTAGTAATGAGTATACTGGAGATCACCTAATGGCCACACTTGGTAATGTACCTGCGGAAGCATATACAAATACAGTAAAGGATAGCTTTAGTGGCAACGGTTCAGCCACCGCCTTTACAATGTCATTGCCGACCGTAACAAACGACGTCAGGGTCGTAGTAGAGAATGTCATACAAGACCCGACGGTCGCGTACTCTGTATCGGGAACCACGCTTACATTTACGTCAGCGCCTCCAACGGGGACGAATAACATTTACGTTGTTCACCTAGGACCGGCGGTCATGACGACTGTACCTCCGGCTGAGATAGCGGATGCCACGACGTTTGCTTCGAGCCTCACGGTTCAAGGTGCGTTCACCTCTAAAGGGATTGACGATAACGCAGACGCAGTGGCACTTACGATTGACAGTTCAGAAAATGTATTAATTGGTAAGACTGCTGCTGGGATAGCAAACGCAGGGTCAGAGTTTTCTTCTGATGGTCGTGCTTTCTTTACGTTTGATAATGGTGGTCCTTTGCAGCTTAATAGGCTGACGGGTGACGGAGATATTATTGAGTTGCACAAAGATGGCACAGAAGTAGGTAGTATTGGGACTAGTGGTGGTGACTTAATTATTAGTGGTAGGACAAGCAGTGCAAAATCTGGTATTAGATTTGACAATAATACAATTACTCCTGCTGTAAATGGGGCTGATGTAGATGCAAGTGTTGACCTTGGTTACTCATCAAGACGCTTCAAAGACGCTTACCTATCAGGTGGAATATACCTCGGCGGGGCTGTGGCGGCCAATAAGTTGGACGATTATGAGGAAGGCACTTTTACTCCTACAGTGACTGTTGGAACATTAGGTGATGCTGCTGGTGCTTATACTAAAATAGGTAATACTGTTATAGCTTATATGTATATGGGGGCTTTTTCAAATAGAAGTTCTGGCAGTATTCTTACTATTAACAACCTACCTTTTACTAGTGCAAATGCTCTTGCAAATGGCGCAGGTGGAAGTATATTTTCCCGTTACTGCAACAAATTACCAAATGCAACTTATATTTCAAACAACTCTACAAACGTTGAAATGTACGAAAGTGCTACAGGCAACTACGACACAGTGAAACATGCTGACTTGAGTAGTGTGTCTGCATATTTCTTTATTCAAGTGATATATAAAACATCATAACCTACTCAGAGATTGGGTTGGACAGGTGGCAATAATGCCACGATAAACAAAGGAGGCCAATATGGCACTAACAGAAACAACAGTAGAAGATAAGATTGAAGTCGTTGGAGATTACAAGCATGTGCAAGTTCGTACAGCTACAGTGATAGCTAGAGATGGCACAGAGATCAGCAGATCATTCCATCGTCACGCATTATCTTGCTCAACTAAGTCAGGTGATACATGGGGTGACACTGACATCTCAAGTGAGTCAACAGAAGTACAAGCAATATGCAATGCTGTTTGGACAAGCGCAGTGAAGACTGCATACCAGACTGCAATGGATGCAGCAGAAATATAAAAGGAATTGTAGCCAATGACTAGATCAAGAGACATAGCAGATAGCACCAAGACACTTGATGTAGACGGTGGCACGATTAAGCTAGACGGAAACTATCCTGTTGGCACTGGAAGTGTAGCTTTAGGTGATACTGCGTTAGATAGTGTTCAATCTGCTGGTACTTACAATACGGCTATTGGTCACAATGCACTAACAGCAAATACAACAGCAACAAACAATACGTCAGTAGGTGCTTTTTCTTTAGGTTCAAATACTACTGGAGAAGCTAACACTGCGGTAGGACTTGCGGCTTTAGATGCTAATACTACAGGCAGTAATAATGTGGGTTTGGGTCGTGATGCATTAGGTGCAAACACCACCGCAAGTAGCAACACCGCGGTTGGTTACAAAGCTGGGTATCTTAATACTACTGGTCAGTACCATGTCTACGTGGGTGACCAAGCTGGACATAACAATACTGCTTCTGACAATAACATTGGTATTGGCTACTCAGCTTTATACAATAACACAGGTGCAT